ATGTATGGACGCAGCGGACCTTACATTATTGAGAGATGAACTCACGGTTGGAGCATATGTCCCTAAAGCGCCCGTCCAAGCCCCTAAATTCCCTATTTACCGCGAATGTTCTAAAAAGATATATATTCCGCGGTTTTATGGAACCAAAATATATGGCATCCCTGAAGAAACGCGAATCCCGCCAGGCGCCCCCGTATCCGAATCTCTCGTATTCTCCGGCGAGATGCGCGAATATCAAAATATAATCGTGGACAAGTATATTCATCAAGTCACCCGACCAGAAAATGCGGGAATGGGCGGCGGCGGACTTCTAGATGTAGACCCAGGCAAAGGGAAGACCGTTATGGCGCTCAATATCATCGCGCGACTCCGTATGAAAACACTCGTCGTCGTCCATAAAAGTTTCCTTTTGAATCAGTGGATTGAGAGAATCCAGCAGTTCCTGCCAGCGGCGCGGGTCGGAATGATTCAGGGGCAAATCGTGGACATCGACGACAAAGACATCGTCATCGGAATGCTCCAGTCTCTTTCAATGAAGGAGTATCCGAGAGATATGTTTGACACATTTGGCCTCACAGTCTACGACGAATGCCATCATATGTCGGCGGAGGTCTTCTGCCGTTGTATGATGAAAATAGTGACGAAATATACGCTCGGCCTTTCCGGCACAATGGTGCGCAAGGATGGCCTGACCAAAGTATTCAAACATTTCCTGGGGGATGTGGTCCATAAAGAGAAGAACGACACGACGACCCACTCGGTGATTGTCAAGGGGATTCAGTATAAAGTTAACGACCCCGAATTCAATGAAACCGAATACGACTACCGCGGCAACCCCAAATTCAGCACGATGATTTCTAAAGTGTGTAATTATAATCGTCGGAGCGAGTTCGTCCTGGACGTCCTACAAAATGAGCTGGCGACGAATCCGGACCAACAGGTGATGATACTTGCGCATAACCGGTCCCTCCTAGAGTATTTCCACGACGCGATAGAACACCGGAAAATCGCGTCGGTAGGGTATTATGTGGGCGGGATGAAAGAGGCCGCGCTGAAATTGAGTGAGAGCAAGAAGGTGATTATAGCGACGTATGCGATGGCGTCGGAGGGGTTGGATATCAAGACATTGACGACACTGATTATGGCGTCGCCGAAAACGGATGTGTGTCAGTCCGTGGGGCGCATCCTGCGCGTGAAACACGCCTCGCCACTCGTGATTGATATTATTGACCCGCAGGATGTATTCCGCAGCCAGTGGTTGAAACGCCAGACCTACTACATAAAACAGAAATACCGTATTATTATGACGGACACGGAGGGGTATTATAAAAATAACTGGACTGTGAAATACGAGCCGAAGACTACGTCGAAGTCAGCGTCCGTGGCGGCGACTCTGGCCGATGCGGATATTATTGAAATTGATGAAGAGACGGGTATTCTCTCGGTGACGACGGAATCAAGCGCCAAATCCAAAATAAAGTCGACCATTCCGAAGATGAACGGGAAGTGTATGTTTCAATTAACGGAGTAACGACGACGCAGTCGGAGTCGGAGTAACGACGACGCAGTCGGAGTCGGAGTCGGAGTAACGACGACGCAGTCGGAGTCGGAGTCACGTAGTGAACGGCGTCTTACAATACCGGATGACAACTATTATATGCTGTATAAGGCGCAGGATTTACTAGAGCGGTCGTATTCCGTCCCACCTCGGTTCCTGAACCTGCGATAGAAAACGCGGCGTTACTTCCACCGCTTTGACTCCTCTGCTTACGACTGCGGCGACACGACTTACAGCGACGGCAGGTGCGCATACGGCGACTACTACGACGCCCCCCGAATCCGGTGACGATATCACACCCACACTTTTTATTACGTCGTCCAGTTTTGCGAACCTTTCGCTTACTCTTACTCTTATTGCTGCGTTTGCGACGACGGCTACCGCCACCACCAGAGGTGACCGAGTTATATCCAACGGTGACTGGCGCATACGACCCGCGCGCATGCGCACTATCCGCGTTCCCACCATCAAACGAATGAAACTGACTCATCCCGCCACCACCCTGGACGAACGCGCGGCCAGCCTGACCCTGATACATATTCCCGGTTCCGCCGCCGCCAACAGGGATTTGTTTGCTTGATAATGCGATTCCCGCGTTATGCTCAGCTAGGGGGTTTGAATTCATATATTGCGACATTATTAGTATATACTAACTATATTATTATTAGTATTTCAATAATAATAATAATAATAATGGGTTGGTTTACTACGACCGGTAATTTTTATTAGAACGCCTGCGGCAAAACGTGCGCTTGGTTCCGCGAGCATACTTACAACTTTTGCGAAGTTTGTTGCCGTTACACTTCTTCTGGCTTTTTGAACGGCACGGAGACGAACGCAAACGCGCTAAATATTTCGTCTGGTTCTTGAAAACAAACGGTTTGATTCTGCGGATTTTCTGACCACTGATAGGTGCGGAGGGTTGAAGATTCATATGTTCGCCGCCTAGACGGTTTTTTCTTGCGCCACCAGACAGTGGCTCTTGCGATACTAGGTCGTGTGAAGCAGACATTGGTATTATATAATAGGATAGAATATTATATAATAATTCGTTCGTTCGTTCGTTCGTTCGTTCGTTCGTTCGCTCACTCACTCGCTCACTCGCTCACTCGCTCACTCACTCGCTCACTCACTCGTTCGCTCACTCGCTCGCTCCTTGTCAATCAACTCGCCGAGAATCAAACGCATAGCATACCGTTCACCGCGAATATGCGAATGAAGTTCGTCTAAATGCGACATTTGCGTAATATGGTCCCGGGCGTCCATCATAATTGCTGGGGTTGGAATACCGTATTCTTTCTCAAATGGGTGTATGATATTTCTAAATAGATAGTCGAGTGCGATTTTATAGCTATACATCGATGGTGGAATATAGCTCAACGGATTACTGAAATTATTGACATTGAATACGATACCGTTTACGATATACTTATGTGCCCATATATATTCAAACATTTCTCTTGTGTTATGGATACCGTCGTGTGAAATGGCGGTATGAACCCACAATAGCGGAGGCGCAGCCGGAGCACGAGGCGGAGCACGAGGCGCAGCCGGAGCACGAGCACGACCCGCGATTTCCCCCACACTCCGCACAATACATTCATTTGAACCGACGAAACGTCTTCCCGCAATCACCAACGAATTATCGCCGACAAGTGATACCTGACGCGCGTTATGGCAAATCATTGGAACACGGTGTTCGCGAAGAAACGATATAACCGCAGGCGAAGAAGCCGACGAAACCGCATAACACGGTTGGACATGTGGCAATTCACGAAACACGTTCAACAATCGTTGAAACGACAATCGTTGAAACGACAATCGCCGATACGGCAATGAACGGGAATAGGACACAGTATACGACATTAGTATAGTGCGGCAGTATACGCTAGTATACGAGTTATATTTATACCTATTTCTTACCGTGCGTGATGCGCCTGGAGTTCAAATAACGAAACTCGTGCTGTTTGACTTGTTGGTCGGTGACAATGCCTGCCGCGCCTCCCGCCGCAGTGACGACCTGGAAAGGCACCCAACGACAAAACCGTTTATGAAACCGACACATCATTATATACTCCTTATGAAGTGAAACATACTTGTCGGGTTCAGTATTCTCAAACTCGGTTTCATCTTCGCTTTCCTCTAATGCGTCCAGACTCTGATTTTCCGCAATATTTCGAAATAGTCGATTCATCATAACACTCGTTTTATAACTAGGTATATGTGCGAAATTATGAAACTCTGGCTCGCGCCCACGAGACGGCATAACGAACAATTCGTAAATATCATTTTGGATATTAGGGCGCACGATAAATATGGCCTGGATATTGGTAAGCATTTCATCCGTTGGCTGGATATAGTATATTTGATTCGCTACGGCAGCGACGGCAGCGACGGCAGCGACGACGGGGACGGCGGCGGCGGGCGTTTTCGCATATACACTACTAGATTCGAGAGTACGTTGTATCACCCTTGTGTGTGTATTATAACGATACTGAAAGGCGTATACTTGATACGGTAACCCTTGTGCTACTGTTTCGGCATCTTGTTCGGTATGACATAACACCGGCAGTCCGAAAACTACGCTGTTTTGTTTCGTATACGCGACTTGCCTAATTTCTCTTTCCGCGAATATAGTTTCACATAAACGAACGTGACCTGATAATGTGAGCGAAGGAATCGAGTCCCCTTTATACCAGTAAATCGTATGGATAGAGAAACACGTCTTGTCCGTCAACCGAAATAGCACGCCGCCAAACACAGTTCCATAGGCGAGTGAACTATCCATACACGCATCATAGATACGGACAGAACCGGGATACCATCCATTTTCTTGTTGGAATCTGCGAAGAATAGGCGATACGCCGGCACCGCCACCGCCACCGCCGTGATTCGACCCCGTAATATCAATGACCGCTACTATTTTACGTCGCTTCCATTCCGTCACCCACGCCACACACCGTTTTCCCTTTGGAAGAATAAAGCATTTATAACCTGACACGAGCGGTTCGTTCTTATGAATAGATGCTTCATAAGAAAGTCGAGTATTCGGAAAACTTGCCAATAAACTGTCAGCGTCTTGTGAATTCAAGGCGCCGTCGCCGTTGCCGTTGCGATGATTATTATTGTAAAAACGGGGAGTTGCCATATAATAAATATCGCGTATGGGTATATATATTATACGCGAGTTCACTTTAACTCATTTCATAGCTCGGGCGAAAATTATCACTTGAAGATTTGGATTTCAGTCCGATTCCTCGTAAGAATGTTTTTAAATCCGTCTTCATATCGCTCGGGATTGGCGAGGACGTGGATGAGGGAATAATATCACTTGTATCGTAGGAGTGTATTCCTAAATGCGCCGAATGCGTCGAATGCGTCGACACCGACTTTGCGTTATCTAAATTTGTGTTGATTGTATCAAACAGCGATTTATATTTCTGTTTCGGGCAATGTATCAAGTCTTTCACTTTTGGCGCGGTCAATGTAGTTTCAAAATAAATATACAAATAATGAATAATAACAATTAAGCTGATAGAAAAGAGAATATTTTGAATGAACCACAACATTACGATTATGATGTAACTATATTGTATTCAAGTGTATATTACGAACATAATTTGAAGTGGTCTAAAAACGAAATAATATCGTCGATACACGTCCGCGTTAATATATCCGAATGGTTCGGTATAACGCCATTTTCGGTGGTGATATAAAAATCAAGGACGTCGGTCTCCGTCTCGTTTAATATAAACACGAATGCGCTCATTGATTTCGGATGTGTTTTAACTACCTTTTTAATATGTCGTACAACGGTGTGATTTGGGGGGATATTGTGGCGCGTATCGCTTGCGACGGGAGTCAATTCATAATAACTTTCATCTACGAGGACCGGGACCGGGACCGGGACCGCCGCCGCCCTGGTGATTTCCATCATCCGAACTTGTCCGTCCACCGGAATGCGCTCGTGTAGATTCTGTTGACGTGTGGCGTCATTTGCGCGGATTTCATATATGGCGTCTTGCGTTAACAGGAGATGTTCCATTTTTTTATCTACGAAAAACAGTTCAGTTCCCTTCGGGCGAAGGCGACCCCTTTCAATGATTTGATGTATTTTCGAATATTGCGCACACATTTCTTCTAATGTTACATCCAGTATATAAATCCGTGGCTCGGTCTGTTGCTTTGTTTGAATAAAATGTGTACTTGTATTGTTTCTGTAAATGGTGCTGAGGCCGGAAATCATCATAGCTTGACGCGCATTTTGCCCCCTTTTTTGTGCGCGGAAATTATTGGGTTTATCCATTGTCGTGCGTTATATAATATCACGTCGTATGTTTATGTCATTTCGCAGGCAGGCAGGCAGGCAGTCCACGAAACAATATAGAAACAATTCGCGTATTCTATACACAACCATGTCACCGTCATCTTCGGCCGCGACCAAAACTACAATTGTTATTGTCTCCAAATCCGGTTCTCTTTCGGAATGCGTAGTTGAACCGAATAAAGAGACTACCGTCGGAGAGCTTGCCGTGCTTTTATCTAAAAAATGCGGATACAGGAATCCCGAAGGGTTTGTGTGTTGTCATACATGGAGATACAGGAATAAACACGCGGCGTCCGCCACTTCGCATTCGCCTGCGTCTCGGCACATTTATGTGGATATTTGGGCGAAATCCGACGGACGCGCGGGGCAAGAGAATAAATACGAATTGCCGCCGCCAATAGACGAACATTTATTCTTTGGAAATATGGCGCTTGTTGCCAGGATAGACAAAGAGAACGCAATCGATATGACAATTGAATTATGGAATAAGATATATGAGTCACTATTTGGCGGATTCGAGGACTTGGCGGCTACGGCAGCGGAGGATGAAAATGAAGTGGATGAGCTGGACTCCATTCCTGCGCATAAAAAGACGACTAGCGGGTATTTGAAGGACGGGTTTGTTGTGGACGATAACACCCCGCGCTGTAAGCGGAATACGCGCAAATCCAAATCAGAATCGACGGAGGGTGAGTTTATAACCGAAACAGAAACAGAGACGGAATCGTCTACGACTTCTGATACGGATGGGGGTGAAGTTGTAGCCAAGATTATTGCCAAACCGAAGCGACAAGCAGCGGTTAAGAAGCCCGCAGTGGGCGGAAAACCCAAAAAGACGGTAGAAGAGCCGGTCCTAGCGCAAGAAAGTGAGTCAGAATTAAGTGAAGACTCGTATGAATAACTCCGTCGGTCGGTCGGTCGGTCGGTCGGTCCCGTAAAATTGAATAAAGAAATCTATAGTTATACAATTAATACATCCGATGTCAATTATTCAAACGATTGCGTATCCTGACAACTTTCGCGCTGAAGTGCGCAAACGAATTGAGGCGATTCTAGGCGGCGCTCACGCTGACGCCGACGCCGACGCCGACGCCGACGCCGACGCTGGCACAGGCACCCTCGCGTCCAATATTGAAAAGGGCATATTCAATTGGACCATTCAGCACGCAACCAAGAACAATATTGTGAAAAAATGGTCCAACCCGTTCTTCATCACATTATATATTGACCGCCTGCGGTCCGTGTATATCAACCTGAAGAAACCAGACGTATCAAGCGCCGTTATTTCCGGAAACATCAAAGCCCCCGAACTCGCATTTATGACGCATCAGGAAATTTGCCCCGACAAATGGAAACAACTCATTGAAGACAAAAAGGTTCGCGACAAACAGAAATATGAACCGAATATTGAAGCATCCACCGACAATTTCACGTGTAATAAGTGTAAATCCAAGAAATGCACGTATTACCAGCTTCAGACTCGTTCGGCGGATGAGCCTATGACGACATTTGTGACGTGCTTGGAATGTGGAAAGCGCTGGAAGTGTTGAGATAATATGACATAAAGAATAATACTATGGAAATAGTAAAAAGATGCCCTGTAATTTTTTTACTATTCTAAAATCATATTTCAGGTGTTGTTGTGATAAACACAAAGATACCGAAACCGACAGCGACGGCGGCGGCGGCGGCAGCACCAGCGATAAATACCCACAAAATTGTGGCGATGGCAGTCCATTTACATTTGACGACCTTACTTCCTCCACAAATGATTCCGGTACATCTAGCAACTGGTCTTCGTCATCTACACTGGATGGATATGACGAAAAACACAAGCAGTTTTTGAAAGAATCAACTCATCGTATAAAAAAATATCAACGCAAATTATTTCATCCTTATGAAGAAGACAGTCAATGATGTCTAAAGTATCTCTAAATCTTGAATTCGCCAATATTCAGAACCTCCATTTGGTAATGGGCGCCGAATAATAAAGGGGGTCTTCTTCTGTTCTAATTCCTTCACCGCGATGAGGTATCCGTCAATTACGGTAGAATCAATCTTAATAAAAGCGGGCGCGCCTTCATTGATTTGTTTTGCGCGTTGCCCCAATATCCGCGTTTTCTCATATTTCGTCATAATCGGAATGGTTCGGTGTAAATCGTCCACGATGATACCTGCGCTATTACGCACGACACGCGACAGTGTTTGGATTTCATCATAATTGTGCGAAAATGATTCGGGGTGATATGTCGCAATATAACTTTCACGCACATTTGATTTCAGTTTCTGGAAATATTCCGATGAGCCCCTATCCTCGTTTTCATCGTCGTCTTCATCGTCGTCTTCGTCGTCGTCAAAATGGATACCGTGTGGAACGCCCAGTAATGTGAGGTCATCTTCGGCATTTTTCTTGGAAGCTGTCCGCCGTTTCTTTCCATTCTTTTTTGATTCGCCACCTCCACCGGCACCCTCGCCACCACTATCGCCGTCTTCTTCTCCTTCACTTGGTTCTGCGTCTTCGTCGTCATTATCGTCCTCGCCAACCGATGACGCGTCATTACTTGTATTTGTATCATCATCAGACTGTTCTGATACCGTCTCATCATCGTCGTCTACCGGTAATACTGGAACGGCTTCTTCATTTTCAGAATCATCACCACCGGCGCCGAGGCCAGCAGCAGCAGTAGCAGCAGTAGTTGGCAACAGTTTTTTGAGTGAAACAGGTTTCGACATTAGCGGCGTTATGTATATATAATTATCACACTTTATTATGTTTCAATTTATTGTTTTGCGTGGATGAATAGTAAAACAATAAAAATACGGCGTTCGCCCGCTCGCCCTAACGACTGGCCGGGCAACCGAGACTAATACCGCTGGTGCTGATTTTGGGGCAGGTCGCATTGATGACCTTGATGACGTCCTTCACGGGCTGGACGAGGTAGGGCCGGATTTGCGAATACGAAGGCAAATTCAGACTCTTCGCGTCGGATTCAGCATTGGCAAAAGAAATAGGATTCATTCTTATAATATACTGCTATATTTTATTTTCACTAAAATTCCGCGCCCACGTCGCCGTTACTGTCACACCACTTCGTCGCCGTTACTGTTGCTCGGTATTCCACACTTTGTCGCATTTCGCGCACAAGTATACATACTTCAGGTTCGTGTCATCATACCGAACATAAATGATTTCGGACTTGGGCGCGACACCCCCGCCACCCGTGCTGCCCTGGTTGCTAGAACATTCGTCATTTGGGCAGCGCATTGTATGAATCCGCGGCAGTGTTGGGTCCAGTTTCGTATATTTATTCACCACCTGCGAAAAGGTCTGCGGCGTCGTTTTATGCCGGACGTTGACTTTTGAAACACAAATATTCTCGGAAGCAATCGTATTGTCTATATTTCCACAATTTCTACAGTAATACTGTAACTCATTTTCAGGAGTGATGCTGATATAATTCATATTGGAACATACCGAACAGAAATGCATCGCGCGTAATCTACTATATTGTATATAGATACAATTAATTTCAATTTAAGTCGGTATCCGTCGTTTATGTGTCAATATAAGTATTACAAACCAGCACCAGCGGTGGCCGCGACCGTAGCGTCGTAATGTTCTACTATGGTGTCATATGAAATCACAGCCGTAATACATCCATATAATCCTGTCGTTAGGGTTTTCTTTTCGGGAAACTTCTTACATCGTTCCGCCAAAATCTCTCGAATACGCGTTTTGTTTTCTTTAAAATGGCGCAACATGAACTCCTGAAATTCCGGAACGAGCGCCGGCTCAATACTAACGTGTGTCGTAAGTTCCGTCAATAACGTCAAACACGCAAACTTATAATTGTAATATTCAACAATCGTGTGATACGGGATGAAATCGCTGTGCTCTCTGCGAATACCCGGCTCGTGAAGCAGTGGCTCTTTATCCAACAATGACTGAAACGTCATAAGCACAGACCGAATATTCTGACACCCCGACCATTGTTCTCCGCGCCACGTATTCACAATAGATACACACACCTTCTTATTCGTGTAAAAGTTGGGATGAAACCGAATATTCTTTGTATTCGTCAAATAGGAAACAATCGGTGGCGAATGTGGGTAGTTCGTAGGGAACTTAAAGACGAAGAAGTAATACCCGCCGAAGTAAAGCGTGTCGGCCGGGCCGACAATACACGCATAACCGGTAAGAATATCTGTTTCACTGTGCCGATATATAATACCACACTCGTCTATTGTAGGGTCTGTCATAACACCGCGGATATCCTTCAGGAGACGCGTAACAGTGTCTTTGGGGATGACGACCTTGGCCGGGGCCGTGGCCGTGGAAGGAGGATGGTCCATCGAAATGAGGTTTTACAATAGTTTCTATTATTGTGTTTATGTATTTTTCCATTCTCGCCGTCCACCGCGCCGCCGCCCCGCCTTTTCCGCGGGTTTTGTGACGATAACCCTAGCAACAAACCAATAGATACAAGAAAATACTGTGACCATTATGCTCTCATAAAAAAGAGTGTGAGCATATATCGTCACAAAACCGAAAACTGAAACCCTAAAAAAAAATCTACGGGCTAAAACACTTTTTTTACAAAAGTCCTGCGCCCAGAAAAACGAAAATGAAAGCATCCCCCTTTTTTCGGGGGTTCACATGAATGAAAAGTCAAGGTGCCACTTTTGGGGGATCAGATTTAGAGATAAAACCTCTGGAATATATAAACCGGGGGTTTTAGAAATTTCAATTCATAATTCGGACAAAATTGAACTTTAAACCTACCTAATTTGAATTTACAAGACAATGACATCAACTTTATACGGAGCGACGGCGTCAGGGACGCCTGCGGCTACGCCTACGGCTACGCCTACCGACCCTACAACCGCATCATACCAGTCTCTTTGCTCTGGTATGACATACGAGCAATTTATGAAACATCACACATCCAAGCCCGGCGAAGCCTATACACATACGCGCATCGGGGATAAGTCACTGAATGTCCACGGCGGTGTTTATACGATACCTCCGGCGATATTGCCGGTGTTTTGGAAGAAGTATTATTCGCATGTATTTGAAAATGGAAAACAAGAGTTTCTCACCGAAAAACAGAATCCGGAGAAGGGCGTCATTGTCGTGGACTTTGATTTCAGATATGAAACGAGTATCACCAAACGCCAGCATTCAAAAGAACACATTTTGGATATGATACAGTCGTATATTCAAACGCTGGAGACGCTTGTCGGCATCCCCGCGGATGTCA